GTCGTTGCAGTGTTCAGAATGTTAGCGCCGTAGATTTCTTTCGTCTGATGGAAAGATTCTACGAGACCAAGGTTCGATGGCATGAACTGTGATTTATACAGGTTGTCATCGATTGCTTTGCGCGTGATCGCATAGCCGAGAGCAATTTCAGTGTGCTCTTGGTTGTAGATGTAACGCTCACCAGCAGAGTTGTCGAAAGCGGTCTGGCCACCTTCGGTCTTCAGCTGTGCAAGACCCAAGAAGCGCATTTCCGCAGTGCGCTCAAGCGCCATTTTGGAATCATGCTTCGTGAAAATCTTGTCGTATTGAGATGGGATCATCTCATACTTACCCTCAATCCCCCGGAGGCCCGGAAGGAGGAGGTCTTTAATGGCAGAGAGATTAACAGCCATCGGTCCTTACTCCTTGTTAGACGCCTTGGAAGTTGCGGGTGAATACGTTGTTGAACATGACAACGGCCCAATCATAAGCCTGTCCGTTCGACAGCGTGCCTTGAGCCCCCGGAGGATCGTTGATAACGCCAACAATCTTGAATGGGTAGTTCGCAAGCGTGCCAGTCTGCAACGTAGCGGTGTCGAGATAAGCGCCAGAAATACCGTTTGCGGTATTGCCGNTGCCGATTTTGAAGCCAATTGTTGCATTGACGTCAGCGAGCGCGATNCCCGTGCTATCAGATTGAACAACAAACTTAGAGTTTGGATCATTTACGATGTAAGCGTAGATCGAACCAGAAACTGGATCGGTGCCGCCCGGATAGTAGTTTGACCAAACTGTGCGCTTCTGAACCGTTGACAGGTATTTGCAGCCAACGAAAACACCAGCAACGCCAAGAGCAGCTGGGGTCGAAGTGTCAGCAGACTGAGTAACAGTGCCGTCGTTTACGGCCGTTACTGGGTCGCCAAAAAAGATATTTGTAGAGTTATATGCAATAGGGAACTGAACTTGCTCATACGTCGGAGCAGAGCCGTTTCCTGCATATTGTCTAAAACCGAAATAGGCGGCAGTGTTCGCCATAACGGAATCTCCTTTTTACAGGAGGCTCTGTCATCGCACACCGGGGCGACTATAGAACCGGNAATAGTTAATGCTCCACGCCGGGGGAGCTCAGGTCAATTTAATGACTTGTGTGCATTATCGCATATTTGCAAACTAAAAGTAAAGGGGCCGACGAATCGGCCCCTATGAGTTATAGAACGCGTCTCTATAACTAATTTTTTGGGATAGGCATTGCCTCATAAGACTTTTTAATTTGAGGNCGNGCCTGTGCGTGATCTCTTGTCATTGTGCCATCAGGTGTGCCTGAAAGTTGCTGCTCTTTAGCACGAACTTGCAACCTTGCCTTGCGCAGATCGGCCTCCTTGCGCTCGTCAATGATTTCCTTCGGGCACTCCATAAGGATCATTCCCTTGCGTAAGATTGTGCGGCTTTCAGTATTATGCGGCATCATTTCTGGGTGGCGATTTGCAGGAACGGCCGTCCACCCAGACCTTGCAAGAGCAACCTGATACGTTGGATCTTCAGCTCCATACGTCGTGTGTCGCTTCCATTCATAAGTCCATCCATCAGGAATAACGTCTTCTGGTATATAGAAGTCGTCAGTGCCATCAACTACGTCCCCAAGGTGGCCACGGAGCTCGTCAGCACGCTGTCTAGCTCTGGCCCTTGGATCTTCCTCCCTTACAGGTGGACGCAACTCATCAGTCGCCTCTGTTGATGCAACAGGCTTTGCCAAACCTGCAAATTTACCTCCGCGTATGCCGCGGCCTTCGGTCGTCGTGTTCATAGATCAATCCTTAATGGCCGTAGCGGCCTTCTTTCATAGCTAAAGCTTTATTCTTTGCGTATTCTTCAGGAGACATACCCAAAGATGAAGCCATATCTGCCTCTGCAGCCGTTAAACGCATAACATTTGGTCGTTGCGTNCTGCGGGAAACAGGTGCCGGTGGTGGCTGAGTAGATTTCTTGGTAGCTGGAGCTGAGGCTGCCGACAGTGGGCTCTCAGCTTCTTGACTACGATCTACTTTATTGCGGATGCCAATACGGTTTTCGATGAACTCAAAATATTCGTCCGTATCAGGCGCAATGCCATCATCAATTGCATCCTCATGAGCGCGAAACATCTTGCGAATATCTCTCTCGCTCTTGAGATAGTCACGAGATTCACGCAACCACTCGGCAGAACGCTGTGAAACATTTGCCGCCAGCTGGTCAACAATGTCGCCTTGAGGCTGCTTCTGCTGGCCTGCACTCTCTTCATTGGCTTTCAATTGCTCTTTCATAGCCTTCTCGCCGCGTTTTAGGTCGGCAAGTTGATTGGCATTCATAGAAAGAGATTCTTGGACCTCTGCAGCACGAGAGTAGTCGCCAGCAGCCATAGCTTCTGCATATANAGACTTCAAAGTTTCGTTTTGAGCCTTAACAGTCTCAATTGCATTAACAACAAGCTGATAATCTGAATCAGATTTATCAATTTGCGCTTTTTGAGCCTGCTGTGTCGCTTGATGGGCTCGTCTTTCCGCCTCTAAGCGTGCTTGNTTTTCACGCTCAAGGCTCTTTTTAAGCTCAAAAATACCTTCTTCAGGCGAAACCTCATGTTTTTCCGCCTTTTTAGACTGTTTTTCAGGAGCGTCGTCAACTATTTCTACCTTTGGCGTGTCATCATCAGCCTTTTTTGGCTCTTCAAGCACGACTTCAATACCATTATCTTCGTTCGACATTTAAATCTCCATTACCAAGCCACATCAGGTGCAGGAACGCGCATTTTTACCTGCGTGTCCGATAGCATTCGGCACAGCACTCCATTGATGGTGATGTTCCAACCATCTGAAGGCCTGAAAACAAGCCAGTCGTGCATGTTAAACGCTGCCTGATCGAACCATTGACCGCTTTCATCATGAAAGGCGGAAGGTCCCATACCGACCAACAGACCAACTTTTCCTTGGTATCTGTCTTCGTCGATAGTTCTGTCGGCCAAATAAAGGCCACTCTTGGTTTTTGTCGGCCTAATGTAGACTGCAACAAGGATCTGATTGTTGAAAATTTCAATATTAGATAAGTCACCTAGATCTTCGAGCAGCTTCTGCTTTGGGTCAACATCATGTTCCATAAGCATAGCTGGCATTTTACTTTCCCCTTCCTAGTTAACGATACTTCTCCGCACATATCCGGTCTGCTTCACCGAGATATTCGTCTGCAAGGCGTAAGCCCGCAATCTTCCCCGCTAAATATTTGTATTCAGCATAATTTTCCAAGTGTCCGTTTGAAAGAACTTCCATCAACCTCTCGATCTCAAGCTCAATCAAAATAAATAATTCACGTCGGTAGACGTGCTGTGGCGTTAGCGCAGTCATAACCAGTCCCTTCTAACTGGCCTTCCTCATGTAAGCAGGGGTGGGCAAAGAGGAAGGGGATTTGCCCACCCCATCGCGTCAATTACTTGGCGCGAACTTTTCCACCATCCTTACGGGCTGGAGCATCCTTGTGAAACTTTGCAATGTCCGTCTTCTGTAGACGTCCCTCACCAGAAAGCGCACCAGCCTCCATATCTTTGTAGGACTTGGCAACCTTCGTGATACGACCGCCAGCCTTGCGGCCCATAGGCAGATTAGCAGGAGGGGCACCCATAGGCATTGGAGGAGCGCCCATAGGAGGCCCGCCAGCGGGAGGCATAGGAACAGGTATATTAGCAGGTGGACGAGGAGGCATAGCAGCTCCAAGACCTTCTAAAGCAGGCTTTTGGCCACCAGCAATAATGTTGATTTTAATGTCCGTTTTGCCCTTACGAGTGCGACCACCAGTTGCTCGGCCGGCGCGGTCTTTTACGTCGCCGCCTTCCTTCTTGCCCGTCAGCGCGTTCTTTTTGACCATCTTGCGGACAAGAGCCTTATCCTCTTTTACATCAGGATGCTCTGCCTTGCCGCCCTTTGCATGAGCCTTGCGCTTTACCATACCGCCGCGCTTATCGCCCGTGCGAGCTGCACTCTCTGCGGCCTCATCTGGAGCCGGAAGTGAATCTTCGCCGCGTATCATGCGATTAAGAGCGCCTTTGTCTTCCTGCGTATAATCCGCCGTTCCTGACTTGCCGACGCCCTTAAGACCCTCAGACTGAGTTTCAGAAGGTGATTTATAGCCAATCATTTTATTAAGTTTGCTAACAATACCACCGCCGTCTTTATGGACCTTGCCGCCCTTCTTGTAGTGCTGTGCAGCGCCACGCTTTGGCGATGGATCAATAGATCCAAGAGCTTTCTTGTCTTTAATCCCGCCACCGTCTTTAAAGCCACCAATATGCTTTACGCCGGAGCGTTCTTTATTGGCCTTATGCATGTCCTTGTTGGCCATACCGACGCCAATGTCCTTCTCAACGGTGCGACCACCAGACTTACGCGCCATACGGTCGGCGCGGGCTTTAGGAGCTTTGCCATCTACCTTGCCGCCTTTTTTATATTGGCGTTCTGTAAGTGGGCGTAGGCCTGTTTTTGCTTCTGCATTAAGAGGAGATGCTGGCGACCAATCGCTGGAATCTACTTTTCTATCTTTTTCGCCTGCAAGAGATTTGGCTTTCGCCTTCATCTTCTCGCGCAATGATTTAGCTGAATATTCTGACATCTCTTTCATCCTAGCTAGGGTAATACGGGCGTCCCCGTTTCCGTTATTTCGGAAGCTTATATACTACATCAAGCGCCCTGCTTACGATAGGGCTGGCACTCTTCTTATCTGATTTTGTCTTTTTTGAAGGATGGACGACCTGACCGCCGTCTGCGCGATGGAAGAGCGGCGCTGTTGCAAATGCCCATTCAATAAGTCTGCGACCTGCTTGCTCTGGATCTTCAATGAACATTGGCTGAAGGCCAATTGCNCCGCCGGATTTAAAGGCGGGCAGCCCCTTGAGGATGGCGGCGCGCAGCTTGGGGGTGATTTCGATGGAGTGGGCTTTTACTTCGCCGTCTTTGCCTTGAAGCGAATGCGAATGCGGAGCAACTTTTGCATCTTTATCATATTGCGCGACAAGTTTATTGAGGCGTTGTGGCACAAGCTTATCATAAAAAGACTTCATACCTTCGCCGCCGACTTGTAAATCGCCGCCGATTAATGAATGCACCGTATCGCCTTCAACATTCTGTGTATTGGGCA